CGAAATCGATTCTGAAAATTGTAATCCATCATACTAAATCCTCTGTCATTGGAAAGATGTCTGCAATCACCTTTGCACATGCGTGTGCGATTTCCATGTGTTCTTTCTGTGTTCCATTCGCACCACGCAGTTCAATGTAGTGTATCCAAGAACGTAATGTGCCATTCATGTATAGACGTGAGACTGTCAATCCTTCTGGTAACAATGCTCTTGCCTGTTCCTTTGCAATCCCAAGTTTGATTGCTCTCTTGTATTCCCGTTCTGCCATCCACATCACACGTCCTTGGATGCGATACCATTCACGATCAAGCTCTATATCATCAACCTCGATTGAGTTCTGACGATTCTTCTCATCCTGTAGTCTTGCTTCACGTCTAACAAACATCTGATCAAATGATTCATCAGGGTTTGCATATCGTTGACTGAACTCTTGGAACGAAAACGAACGATGTCGTAAGATCTGTCGTGCAATGTCACGAGTAGTCTCGATCTCAAGACACGCAGATACCATCTCCAATGGACTCCAGTGTTGATGCTTGATCAGATACTTGATCAGTTTCTCACTGGTCTCCTTGTTGATCTGGTTGGATGGGTTCGATACCCTAGCACAGAATGCAATAAGATCCTGTACATTCTCCAACCCCTGATCTAAGAAGTTCTCACTTGGTTTTGAAAAGGATACTAATTGTACCTTCATCATTTCTCCTAATTGGCGTCCCCTGCAGGATTCGAACCTGCGACCCACAGCTTAGAAGGCTGTTGCTCTATCCAACTGAGCTAAGGAGACTGACCCCTTACGCCCGTTTCCGATAACCACCAGAGTGGTTGTTTCGTGGAGGACGGCGACCAGATGCCTCTTTGAGACGCTCGGTCAGTTGTTTGTCACGCACAACTAACTCTGCGTTAGCGTACTCTAAGTCACGGATACGTTGTTTCAAACGCTCCACCTGTGTCACCGCATGATCACGCTGACGGATTAGTTCTGCAACATTTTCTGTTGCTTCATGAAGATCGGACATCATGTTTCTCCTGTACCATCGATCTAAGAATTAGTTTACATTTAACTGAGTCAAATGTCAACAAAAGTTTATACTTTTCAATTACTTTTTTCTTCTCAGGCCATACAAATTCCTCGTCTATGTCCCTGTCAAATTGACCAATAAACCCTAGTACAGAATCTAGGATCACCATAGTTTCCAAACTAATTCGTTTGGACAGATATTGTTTTAACAACAAAGGGTGTTGCCCATTCTTGCAGTCAAACAATTCATTGAAATCCTCAACCAGATCAGTTGCGTATTCCATTTCAGATTGAAAGTTGTAAGTAAGTGATTGGGTACGTTTCTTCCACTCCAGATAATTTTCGTCACTGAACTCACCGATCCATCCTTTAGGGGATGCAACAAAGTTAGCGATGAAATAATCCTCAGTTTCTTTCCCGTACTTACGTCCTACCTTTGCAAAGAAGTAACGATCCTTTCTTTTAAGGAACGCATCCATCTTTGTGTTAGTCTTACCGCCATATTTGCGATAGTCGTAGTTTGAACTGAAGTGTGCCTTGAGTGCGATGTACACCTTGTAGGCATCGAATGCGTCCATTATACAGGTAGTTCACTTACTCTTGGTAAAAAATTTAGTCGCCGTGCGTCTGCCTCGATCTTTTCTTTGAGTCCTTTTGAAATCAGAGACTTCACCGTTGATGGATCAATCTCATTCTCTTCACAATAATAAAGAACCGCTTCCATATATGTCATACCACTTAGACGAACTAAATCCTCTATATGGATACTAAACTTTTTGGGGGTCATCATACTCAATGTGTTATCTCCACGGGTTAATAATAAAGGGTGAGGGACTTCTGTTGCCAAGTGTCCCTCTGAACTCCGCTAACCTTTATCAGGCAGCAAGTGCGTAATTGCTATCGTTTGCAGTTACATTTAAGTGAATTCTCTTTTGACCTTCTTTGTACCTGTCGAACCTAGTCACCCCCATCATAAACACACTAGCAAACTAAAGGAGTTAGAAAAACTAGTGTGTTTATGGTGGAGGTGGAGGGAATCGCACCCTCGTCCAAATACCTTCCAATCAACGTCAACAAATTCAGTATTATTTATACCACAGACTCGCTTATGAGTCAAGGGTTTCCTTCTCCCACTCTGCAGTAAAATTGTCAATTGCATCAACCAACAGTGGTAGATAATCATGTTTTGTCTTGACGAATTCTTGTACAGTACCATCTTCTGTTACAACCAGAATAACAATCTGTTCAATAGATTCACCACAACGTTCTTCATACATCTCTGCATACGCAGACGCTTGAATGTAATACGATTCGTTCCAATCGTCTGTACGTTCTTTGGTTGATGTCTTGAAGTCTATGACAGATAATACTCCATCAAACTCTGCAATACAGTCTACACGTCCTGCAACACGATAGTTGTCAGACCATAGTCCTATTTCTTGAGCACGAATGTTGTCAATCTTTTTGAGTGCTTTTTCTGCAAACTGTTGAAACAAACACCAATGGAGAAATTTCTCTTTGTGTTTTTCCATATCAGCATTGTTGAGATAATCCTCACACATCAAGTGGATGGATGTACCACGTTCTGCTGCTTTCCTTGCGATGTGATTTGCGACATCCTCACCAACACGCTTACGCCATTCCATCAATCCTTGTTTGGATCGTTTCGATAGAACGGTAGTAATGGATGGATACGCTTTACCATCTGGTGTCAGATAGAAACGTTTGGAGTCGATTGTTTTTGTAGAGACCTCTGGGATCTCTGGTATACCAATATGTGTAAACATAATATAACCTATTTGTTAGACTTACCTAGCAATGATACTAGATAAGTCCAACGTTGTCAAGTGTTTTTAACTCAAGTTTTCAATCGTTTAACAAAGTCGATGATGCCATCGAGTTTCCAACGGACAATCCACCCTAAAGCAAATCCAATGAGGAATCCTAGTGTCATAAACATTATGCGTTGATCCCTTCTGAATAGACTGTCTTACCATCTACACGAGATGCAGTCAAAATAGACTTTCGGTTATCACCGTCTGCTTTATATGAAACGTGAACCCAACCAGAATCAGGAATGCCAGGAGTATAGAACTCAAGGATAAGTTGGTCAAAGTCGAGGTTGTCACGAATCCACTCGGCAAGTTCTGCATTTGGAACTCCAGGCACTTCAATGTCAGCGGCTTCGCCTTTGCAGTGCTGAGATGTAGAAGATCCCCCAACAGCAGCATTGAGCTCAGGGGAACGATAACCACTATTAAGCACAGTAGGGCCAAAGTAATCTCGTACAGGTTGTACAATATTTTCGAAAAGTGCAACTGCGGCATCGAGATGATCTCCTTCTGGGGTATTATCAATACCTTTACGTTCTGCAGTTTGTGATTTGGTGAACTCCGCCATGGAGAAATTTTTACTTAGTTTCATTCTTCAATCCCTAATTTGATTTTGTTGATAAGGTAGTTACGAACGAATCCAGAACGAACGATATCGCCCACAGTGAATTCGATATTCTCAAACTCTTCCATCCTATCTAGGATGAACATAAACTTCTGCATACCCTCTCTTTCAGAATGTTTGCTTAGATCAGACTGAAAGAAATCCCCACAGAAGATGATTTTAGAATCCTGTCCTACACGAGTGATGATAGTATCCAATTCGTGGAAGTTTAGATTCTGACACTCATCGACAATGATTACTGCATTGTCCAGAGTGATACCTCTCAAGAAAGAGGTAGACAGAAACATCAGAGAGTCCTGCGCTCTCAGACGATCATACAACATAGAGAATGCTTGTTCATTCGGTTGTTGGAACATGTACTGAACCATGTTCTGATAACTAACCTGATACAATGCAGACTTGTCTTCTTCATCGCCTGGCAGGAATCCGATATCCCGTGTCGGTATCAATGACCTTACGATATATACTGTATCGTATGGAGTCTCATTATTTAGTACATCCTTTAATCCATTGTACAGAGATACAAATGTCTTACCCGTACCTGCCGCACCATAGAGAAAAAGATTCTTACCTTTCTTATATGCATCGAATGCACGTTGTTGATTTGGTGTGATTGGTTTGATGTTAACCATATCACCCATTTTTATGTCTTGTTTTTTCGCCATTAATTATTCTGATCCAAAGTTGTGTTTGTTTAATACGTTTCTTGTCTTTTCACGTTTGATGTTCTTATCACCAAATCGATCTGCAAGAGGACTGCCTGGATGTGCCTCTGCAATACGAGACATGTTCTCTTTCCATCCTGAGTCATTCTTAATTCCACCAGAACCTGATACTAGATTTGGTGCGCTGATTACAGTTTCTAGAGTAGGATTGTTCTCTTTATATTCATCTAGTTCACTGATTCTCAAAGAGATCGAGGTTATCTCCCCTGTCTCCTTGTTCCGAAAGTTGTATGTTGGCATTCTGTAGTTCCTGTAATTGTGTTCTCAAAACATGGTTGTCGTGTGATAACTCTTTTACTCTAATCTGTAAATGGTGTACAGATTTTTGCATTTCTTGAATCTCCCTCACATAAGGGTTTTCTGATTGAACCATTCTGGAGTGCTCCTCTTAGTCCACTTTGCGAATCGATTCTTCTCCAATATATAGTATTTCCTGTAAGACTGAAGTGAATCAGGTACTTTGCAATGATCTGGCATTGCTGGTGTTGGAGGAGTAGGGTATCCCTCTATGATACATTGTGGTGTTGTTTTTAGAACATGACGCAACTTACTATCTGTCATATGAACCTTACCGTATCTATATGTATATTCATCACATAGAGCAACGAACAATCGATACAACCACTGATAGTTATCTGCGCTCAGTCTTGCCCACTTTGCAGATGGGTGATTGATGTGAGACGCTTTGTATAGAGTCTCTTCCATATGTCGATCCGATAAACGCCAACGCTTGATCTGTCGATTATTTGCGGTTTTATCGATATAAAGTTCTCCATCCAATACACGATGTGCAGTTGAGAGCAACTGTGCATACTCGATGATCATCTTCACAACGTGTTTGTCACAGTGCATCTCTGCACATTTCTTTGGATCTTTGTCCAGATAGAATACATTCATCGTTCCCACCTATAGAAGATATGATCTTCAATCTCTGTCGTCTTTGTTTTAGATGATGCCCACGATGGTGCAACGTAGTCTGCATGATAGTGTGTCGCACCCTCTGTAATGTCAATGATAGAGTTACTATTTACCATCAACTCAGCGAGTCGAAAGATTGAACCGTATGTCTTCTGATCATGGATCTCATCTGACTTACCATCACAGTACCAACTGAACTGACAACGATTGCGTAGTGGAACTTCTTTACCCTTTTCCTCTAACCACCATCGACTGAGTTCTGCTTGATAAACAACCTCACAGATTGAGTTAGGGAATCGTTTGTCCCATACACGATTGAGTGTCACTGCACCAACTGCAACCTGTCCTGCAACACCTTGATTTCGTGCTTCGAAATATATGTTCTTTGCAAGACAATCGATTTCTCTATGATACACTTGTTTGTCAGTGTTTTCAATAGTCATCGGTGAGGTAATGATCCCCACCGCTATCAAGAATTCTTTAATCAAAACGGAATCTCCTGATTGATGAACTTAACGAACTCTTCATATGACACAGTATCGTAATCTGGTTCATATGTCTGTCCATTCAATTCATTGATAACCTCACCTGCATAAGAACCGATGTATGAACCAAAGGTTTCCTTTGCAGCTGCAATGATCTCATCGTTAGTGATATCATCACATGACTGATCAATTACAAACTGTTCCACTTCCATCAACTGATCTTTTACAGCACCCATAATATTCTCCTCACTTATACAAATAATCTAACATCTTAGGGAATGGTTCTTTACAAACGAACGCATCACAAATATCAAACTCAAACTCTGCACCATCTGGTGCTTCTGAAATGTAAGATACCAAATCAACATAACTGACACCCATCTTCTTGACATAGGAATCCATTGCTTTGTTGAAAGTTTTCTCACCAAAGTAAACTGTTGTACTCATTTTCTATTCCTCTCTGAACCCTGACATAGCCAGTATAAGTGATTATTGAACTTCTGTCAACCATTTTTCAAATAAAGTTTCCTGCATCCGATACGCCTGACGCTCCCAAGGTTGATTGCTGTATGGGGTGTCGGTGTAATCTTTTCCTTTCCACATCCGTCTACCGTCTGCGTAATCTTTACACAATCCTGTTGCCCACTGCCAAACATGAACCATCTCGTGCATAACAGTTTTGATAACATCTTCCAAGTTTTCGTACTCGTCAAACTTCTTGTGGAGATCAATTCTGAAAGTGCGACTGTCTGCACTTTCGCACCAACCGTAGACACCTTCACTTAGAAGTGTCTCACGCAACTCGATCTCGATGTCGAGTGTTCTCATTCTTGGCATTAGTTCCTTGATACACCAATTAGTGATTCCCTCAACCAACTTTCGATTCTTTTTCGTACTGCCTGTTACGAGAACAAAATTCATTACGCCTCTCCACGCATTGTCAGGATGATGTCACGAACATGCTCACGGTCAACGGTATCAGCACCGTACTTCATAATGTCTTTTCGTGCTTGTTCGTTCTTCAAGTATTCGTTGATACCATCAACGATTTCTTCGTGTGTGAACTGCATCTCTTCAGCATAAATGCCGTCGTGGTCTAAACTGTAGAACATGTTCATGTAAGAAATGAACTCGTGTCCACGTTCTGCAAGTTTCATCATATCGTTCAAATGCATAATCTATCTCTCTTCTCAATCAACATGTACATTATCTCGTATTTTTGTGTTGGAGTCAACACTTTTGTTATAAAAACATTTTGAGAGAAATCAACGACTTACGTCAGAAATAAAAAAACCCCACTAAGTGTGGGGTTAAGAGAGGGTTTGGTAGGGGTCTCATGAGGTTGAGAGAGGAGAGAGAGGCAAGACCCCTACCAAAACTATTTCCATTCAGCGTGCTCTTCTAATGCGTGTCGTGCTGCATGGATAAAATCTTTGTCTTCTTCAGACAATACTGACCAGAATTTAGACACACTCTCGATCAGTTCATACGTTAACCAACTATGTTTTAAATGATGGTTACTTTCCATGTGTCTCTGAAGCGCATCCATGCGATCCTTAATCTTTTCCTTTAGTGCCATCGGCTTTCCTTAAACTGAATGTACCGTCTCCATTATCTATCCATTTCAAGTTATCACCAATTTCCCATCCCATTTCTTCACTCATACCTTCTGGAAAGGG